CAACAATTGAACTCATATTCTTTCCTTAAAGGACAACCCAGCGTGAGCCGCTGGAAACCGTCACGACTGCGCCGCCAGAAATAGTGATCGGGCCTGCGGATGAGCCTGAGAACCCCGCCGCAATTGTGTAGCTGGTAGCCACAGTCAGGCTGTTCACCACAATCCCGTTGGAGGCAACAGGAACCCTTGCTTTAAGTTCCCCGGTGCTTGGCTTGTACAAAAGAAACGCATTGCCCGTGAACAGCGTTGATGCCGTTCCAGTTGTAGCGTTTGCAAACAACGGATAGACATCGGTTGCCGTGCTTGTGTCGTTGCTTAAAGCCGCACCACCCACAGAAGCCCATGCAGTTCCGTTATAGCCTTCAAATTCAGTTGTAGTGGTGTTGAAGCGGAGCATTCCACTTGCCGCAGTTGGTCGCTCACCAGTGGTCCCCTTGCTGATTGTCAATGCACCAGTTGAACTGAAGATTGAATCGGTTGTTGCAGTCAAGTTGCCAGTGATGGCAAAAGTTGATCCGTTCCAAGCCAAGTTGGCACTGTCACTCAACAAGCCAGATGCGCCAGCAAAGGTCACCCGACCAGATGTCAGGGCGCTGTTCTTGATCGATCCTGCCGTGAGATATGTCCCGTCCCATGTCAGATTGGCAGAACCACCCAAAGCACCGCTGTTGTTGAACTGAATTTGAGTGTTTGATCCACCAATTGACCCAGCGCCTTTAGTAGCAATTACTTGGACAACGCCAGTGCTATCTTTGTAAAACAGTTTGCCGTCAAAAGTGTTGATTGCCAATTCACCAGACGCAAGGTTAGCCGCCAACGGAACATTGGTTGTGGTGCTTGAGTAGTAAAGCTGGATAGGTGTGTAGTTCGTTGCCGCCATGTTTTTTCCTTAGAACGTGCCGCCTGAAATTCCAGTTGTTGCTGTCAGTGTGTTAAACGTCACATCTGCTGATGTACCCAACCCCAAAGCAGTCCTTGCCGCACTTGCTGATGTTGAACTAGTACCGCCGTTTGTGATATCAACAATACCAGTTACGTTGGCAGATGTTCCAGATATGCTACCTTGTATTTGAGAGCTAAAAGTCTTTGCCCCACCAATAGTTTGGGCATCAACAAAGTTAACGTAACTGTTGGGGCCAACAACCTCAACCCAACCGCCAGACTCTTTGAACCAAATTCGTTGAGGAGTTGTTAGTTGAATGTAAATCTGGTTTACAACACCATCGCCTGATGTAGGAGCAGATGCTCCAGACAAGATAGGCAAACCAGCACCGCTGGAATACGCAAATTGACCTGGGACTGACCAAGTTAAAGCAGATGTACTTCTACTGTCAACAATGGAAAAAGATGCCCAAATAAGGTTTGTTGGCGCAGTAGGTGGATTTGATGTCCAGCCAGATGGAGCCGTTCCAGTATTAGTAGAAAAACTCCATGAGCCACCAGTTGGTGTAGCAGGCTGAGATGCACTTATTTGGAATACAAACCACTGAAAGTACGTGCCGCCAGTTGTATAAGTATTCCCATACAAACCAACGGATTCAGAGTTTCCCCCGTAAAAACCTGCTGTAGTCAAAATGTACCCCCAGAAATGCCTGTAGTAGCGTTGATGCTACCAATAACAGCCAGTTGAGTACCAGTCCATGTCAGATTAGCTGACCCAGCCAAAGACCCAGCGTTGTTGTATTGCACTTGAGTGGTTGCCCCGCCAATAGCTGGAGTTGCACCCGTTGGTCCCGTGGGGCCTGTAGCTCCCGTAGGTCCAGTTGGTCCTGTTGCTCCAATAGGGCCTGTGGGTCCAGTTGGACCAGTTGGGCCAAGCTGGGTATACATGACTTGCGTAGCCGTCAGAATGACTGATGGAGTTCTTGGGTAAGTCCCTGCCGCCGCAAGTGTCTCTATGTATACGTTTGCATTTGTTGTTTGCCAAAAAAGCTGAAATTCATCATTAATGGCAACGTCTAAAACAAAGTTTACCGTCAAAACTTCAGATGAATAAGCACTTCCTTGTTTGTCTGGAACATCAAAATGCGTGTTTGTGTCAGCAAGATTGGCTCCATTTTTCTTTAGCCAAAACTGAGTGGTTCCTATTGCAGTACTGTGATTGGTAAGCTGTACAGAAAAGATAATGCTATACGTGCCAGCATAAGAAAACTTCCAAATGCTAGATGATGTAAGCGTTACTCCATTGGAGCCAGAAGTTGTGTTTAGCGTAACAGCGGTAGCTGTATTTGCTGTGGTTGTTTGATTAGTGGTGTCGTAAAAAGATCCGTAGTATCCCAAAGCACCACCAGCACCCGTACCGCCTGTTGGACCAGTTGCACCCGTAGGGCCAGTAAGACCTATGGGACCTGTTGGCCCAGTTGGCCCCGTAACAGTAGATGCCGCACCTGTCGGACCCGTAGGCCCTGTTGGCCCTTCAATCCCTTGTGCGCCCGTGGGACCCGTAGGCCCTGTGACACCTTGGATACCTTGAGGACCTGTAGGGCCAGTAGGGCCAATGTCTCCAGTAGGTCCAGTAGCGCCTGTGGGTCCAGTAACACCCTGAATACCTTGTGTCCCAGTTGGCCCCGTTGAGCCAGTAGGTCCAGTTACGCCTTGAATGCCTTGAGGACCAGTAGGACCCGTAGCTCCCGTATCACCAGTAGGACCTGTAGACCCAATAGGACCTGTAGCGCCTGTTGGACCCGTAGGTCCAGTAACTGTAGAAGCGGCTCCCGTAGACCCAGTAGGGCCAGTAGGGCCTGTGGCTCCAGTAGGTCCTGTTGGGCCAGTAGATCCCGTGGGACCAGTAACAGTTGATGCCGCCCCAGTTGGGCCAGTACTGCCTGTTGGCCCTTGTGGACCAGTGGGACCTAAAGGACCTGTAGGCCCTGTTGGACCTTGCTTAAAAATCTGACCAGGAATTGACCAAACCAGTGCTGATGTATCTCTTGAGTTAACCAGCGCAATAGACAGCCAAACAATGGTAGTTGGGCTTGCAGGTGGCGTGTTACTCCAGCCAGTAGGAGGTGTTCCTAAATTGGTTACAAAGCTCCATGATCCACCCGTGGGCGTACCAGGGTTGGTGGCGCTTTCTAAAAATATGAGGTATTCAAAATAAGTTCCACCAAGCGCAGTAGGGTTGCCGTACAGGCCAGCACTTTCTGCACCTGTGGATGCCGCAACAGTCCCTGATGCACTGCTTCCGTAAAGACCACCTGTTGCCATGATGCTCCTTACTTGAACGAATATCTGTAATCACGGGGCTGGAATTCTGATGTGAGGTGTTGGTCACCGCCACGCCATTTATCCTTGAAGTTCTGATCTTCAATCAAACCATAAGCCTCATCAATTCTGGTCTTCCACTTCTGGGCTTCATCTACGTTTTTGTTCTTGTCGTAATACGATTCAAGAGTACCGTAGAAATAGCCTTCAGGAAAAGATGCAAGCGCACCATTGTTTTGCACAATAGGACTGATTGCGTCACCAGTGGGGCTAAACAAGAATGGAAAAGTGCGTGTGTAGTAAGCCTTGATTTCTACGTTTGCACCAGGATTTGGCGTAAACACGTAGTTAGGACCAACTTCAGAGAATGACGCACGGATTACCCGTGGAACGCCAAAAGGACGAACATACAGTTGGTCAATCATGCGGCGGCGAATGATCTCTCTGTCGCCAACACGGTCATAAATAATCCAAGGGCCCATAGATGCCGCTGGAGTCCCAGGTGCCACGTTGGTATTGGGTGTCTCTTGAAAGAACAAAATAGGCCAGTTCATATCCGCAGGGATAGGAGCCATGCCGTTTGTATCTGTTGTCAAAATGGTAGGATTGGCACCATATGGGTTTGTCCGCAATGCAGGCAACTCAATCGTTCGCATTTTTAGTTCAGCAAACTGAATACAAGACTGAATCTCAATAGAAGACTGGGTGGGAAGCTTTAAAATAGCTGTTGGCAAAGTAAGACCAGTCCACACGCCATCTGGATCGTTAACTGTGATGGTTGTGCTGGATACACCAAGAACAACGGTGTAGCTATTTATTAAACTGGGGCCGATAAAGTCGCCAACTTGAACAACAGAAGTGGGATCGGCAGAAGTGGTGATAACTCCCGTTCCCGTATTGATTGAACTGGCGTTGATACCAGTTGTTGATGGGATTGCGCCTATCCACTGTGCTACTCGGCTAACTAAGATATTAGCTGATTGAATGAATAGGGCCATACCGAATCCTCACTTTGTAGGTATTGCTGGATTATAGGGGAGTGGGATTTTTCCGCTAGGGTGGCACACGAAATCTGAATAGTATTCGTTGACAATAGCGTAAAAGAGAATCTTGTCCTTTTTTTCCTGCTTGATCAACTCCCAAGGACGGTTGTTAAACCACTTGGAACTAATTTCATGGGCAAAACACTTGGGCAGTTGCATCATGTGTGCAGTGCCAGCAAAGAATGGATTGTCAGTGCCGTGGACAGCATGAAACTCCCGGCGCTCTTTGCAAAACTGCTTTACTGCTTCAATGTTGGTTTGCTCATACTGAACATACCGGGCACCATCTTGAGCGCCGACTTTGTAGTTGAGGTTGGCAGTTTTAAATGTTTGCGACCAAGTGCCAGACTTGACTTCATTAAACAATTGATCATTTTTGCGTAAAACGCCTTCTATGCCAGCCTCAAGATTACCTTTTAAATAGTAATCTTCATTGACCTTGGCTTCTTCATTGTTTAAATTCAATTCCATGCTTTGCTCCTTTCCAAAGGAGGCCCTTTCGGACCCCCTTCAGAAATGAACCTATCAGGTCAAATAACGAGCGCACTGAGCGGTGGGACGAGGTGCGGTCACAGCGGCTCCCGTGGGGGAGATGCCAGCCAACACGCCAACACCAGCAGGGTTACGCACGATCAAGGTGCCTTCCATGATGTACTGGTCCAAAGAAGCGTCAGCATTGCTGAACACTTCGTTGTTGGGGCCCAACTCACGCAAAGAACCCCACTGAATAACATCAGGGTTCATGAACAACACGGAGGTGTTGTCAGCGCCAGTCTGGTCCATGATCCAGCAGTCATCGATCTGATACGTGTAGTTGAAGTCGCCTTCATACGTACCGATGGTGTCGCCCTTGTCAGCCGGGTTAAAACGGTTGATAGAACGGCTGGTAGGCAGGGTGTCACTGATGTGAGTACGCATCGATGTGGGGACTACCATGTTGGTAATCTTGGCATTGAAGCGTTGCTCGGCAGTGGTAACCAACTGCTTGTACAGGAACGGGCTGAACTGTTGCAGGGTCTGACCGCTGGCAAACGAGAAGTAACCCAAACCAGCATTTGCCAACGAACCGTTGAAAGGCGTGTTGGTAGAAGTGGTAGAGGTCGTGTCGTTGCTGTCAGAGGTAGCAATATTCAACACTGCCGTGCCGCTGGTAGGGTTACCAGAGCGGGTGCCTGCAAAAGCGTACAACGAGCCCATACGGCGACCAGTATTGGGGGCACCACTACCTTGGGTAGCGGCTTGACCAGCATACTTGATGGAAGCGCCGTCAGCACGAACCAATTGCAACTCAACGTCAAACATGATCTCAGTCAATTGCTTGACTTCTTGATATGCCTGGGGGTCGCCACCAGCTTGTTCAACAGCACGAGCGGTGCCAGTAGCGCCGATCACAGTGGTGAAAATCTGAGTGTAGTTACCCAAGTTTGCACGGGTATTAGAGGCGGCGGCAGTTGAATCAACAGCGGCTCCTTCCAATTTTGCGTTCAAAGCAGGGGTACGGAAAAAGTCATTAGGCCAAATGTGCAGAGTCGAATTGACTTTGCGTTTTTTGGACATAGCCATGTTAGTGACCGGGGTGCGGTCTTTAACATAGTTACTGACAGTCATATCGAGGTCTTTGACAACGATATCGGTGGTATACGAGCCATTGCCGTTACCAAGTGCCGCAGAGGTAATAGTAGCCATTTGAAAAACTCCTGAGTTATCGGCGGCGTTTGTTTGCCGCCAACATTGTTGCTAAAAGGTCCCGACTCGCATTCTTATCGCCTGCCGCCGCTTTCCTTTGAAGTTCTTCGTTTTGGGTGCTGGGTGAGGTTTTAGCCCTGGCAGTTGGCTTACTAGCCGCCGCCAAAGATCCACCTGCATTTTTCACTTTGGGTCCTTCTCGGAACTTCATCCCATCCCGAATCAGACCTAAGAGATATTCATCACTGGACACCAAATCAATGTTTTGGACACCAGGGACAAATGACCCGCTTGCACCTTTCCACTCTTTAGACAACTTATCACGGAGTTCGCTAAAAGTTGCCTTGTTGGCTAGTTCTTTGTCGGCAAAACTTTGTCTTGACCGTTCTAACTGCTCTTTTACAAAAGCAGATCGATGTTCAAAAAACTGCTCAACTCTGGGGCGGTTGGCTTTAATGAACGATGACTTCTCTTCTATCAGTGCAGAGTTTTGGCGTATTGCCGCTTCTGCTTCGCTACGTCTGATGTCATCAGTAGCGTTTTGATAGATTTGTTGCCATTGCTGGTTGTATTGTTGAAGGGTTACCAGTTCGTCAGCCGCAGTTTGTAGCTGTGGGACTACCGTTAACTCTAAACCAATTTGTAAACCATCAAGTTCACCTCGGCGTTTTGCCTCATACTCTTCAAAATCAGCACGTTCGGTTTTAAGCTTACGAGCATTTTCATCAATGTCGCTGGTTTGACCAAGAAGAGTTGCCGCTTTCTTAGCTGTGATCTCAATAAACCCACCTTCGGCGTTTTTATTAGGGATTCGCAGTTTTAGATTTGGGTTCTCATCTGCAAACTCAAAGAAATTAACTGGGTCACTAGCTCCATCGGAGGGTTCGCCATTATTCTCTTCATCTACAGTTTCTTCAGTTTCGCCTTCAACACTTTCAGGTTCGGCCTCCGAATCAGGAGCCGCCTCGGGGGAAGGTTTCCCTTCTTGTCCCGCTGGTGGCGGTTGACTACCATTTGGCTGGGGATTGTTTCGCCTGTTGGCGGCAATCATTCCAGCAATAGCGTCAACTGGGTTTGCGCTACCAGTTTGCTCTGTGACGGTCGATGGTTCGATAACGTCTGACATATGCTATTCCTTTTTCGTTAAAGTTTCAACATTTTTATTTGCCACTTTAGCGAGAAATTCACTCTTTTCAACAAAGGTGATGAAATCCCGTACTCCAGCAACATAATATGCGTTTTCAATTCTTTCTGAATCGCCTTTACTATCTTCAAGGCGGCTTAACATGTCAAACCTGTACAGGTTAAACATCAATGCAAAATCTTCGCTACGCAAAAGCCGACCTGCGGCCTCTCCGTTTTGAATTACTAGAGTTCGTTGTTCAGGATTACCCCCTTTTTGTGCATCTATTCCCTTGGTTCTTCGGTTGAAGTGTTCTCTGATCTTAGTTACTATGCTATTCATTGCCATCCTTTAATCAATCTGTACGGCGCTCAACTTTCCACGTTTTGCCGCAATGCCTTCATACATGTTATCCATGTCGATGTCTTCAGCTTGCTTGTACAACAAGGCTGTCTTTGCCGCAGTCTCTTCCACTTTTGACTTGTTAAGGTCAACCTTGGATTGAGTTTCTTGCTGTTCAGGGCTGGGGCCTTGAGCCATTTTGGCCTGGACAATCTTTGCCGCTTCATCAAAAGTGGGCAGGTATGCATCGCAGTGTTTAACACCCAAGGCATACAGCGTGTCTTCGTAAGGACGGCGTAATTTTTGGAACAACTCAGGCACTTCTGGCGACATTTGAGTAAGCGCCTGGGCAAATGCAGTTTGAGCTTGGATGATCAGTTGTTGACGGGTTAGGCGGTTTTCTTCGGACAAAAATCCCAAAGCCATGTCAATATTGATCATGCGGCGGTCAATGAAGTCGTAGTTTTCCATTGACTTAGCATCAAGGAAATCTTGGCCTTCCATGCAAGCGTTTGCCAGTTGCTGGATGTTGTAATCATCAGAATACTGAATCATGGTCTTCCAGACGATATAGATTGCGTCCTTCAAACCAATGGCGCAGTTCTTAATCATCTCATCTTGGATCAACTGATTTGGACCCATAGCCAACTGCAACTTGTACCCGCTGTTGCCGTCCTTCATCACTTCTGGATTGAGAGTGTCGTTGGGGTTGGTCATGCCAAGCATTGCCATCTTGTCGGCATCAAACCGATCCATAGCGTCTTGTATATACGCAAGGTTGCCTTGCATTGGGGCAAACTCAAATACGTGTTTCTGCGGGTCAAATTTGCGGTCCAAAATAAACATGGCAGATACACCACGTTGTATTTCTTCAGCGTCAATAAATTCTGGGTTGACACCAATACGTGGCGTAGATGCCTGCAAAGCAAAAGCAATCTCAGCACGGTTGATGGCGGTCTTGTATTCCTGCAAAGGAACCAAACGCTCACCTTGGGAATAGCCAAAGAAGTTGCCCACAATAGGTTTGGGGCACATGCTTGCCAGTGGGATGAAATCGACTTCTTTGATGTACAGGATGTAGGAACCTGAATAGCAGATCTCTACTGTTTCTTCTTCCCCGTCACCATCTACATCTCGGCGCATCCAGCAGGTAGTCAGCATAACCACACGGCTAAACCGATCAGCGCCAGCAGACGCAATTACGCCTTGACCAGGAACAGGGGTTGAATCCCGTGCGTGGAGTGCCAAATCGTTTTCTAAAGCACCAGCTTGGTAAGCCCCGGCAGGGCCATAAGCGGCGTGTTCAGCAAATGACTCAAGCTCAATGTACGGGTATTGTTGTTTGGCCTCATGGATAGTCATGGGCTGGTAGAAACCACAGAAGTCTTGGTTTTGAATGCCAGGAATTGTGGGGTTACACACAAAGTAATGTTGTGCAACGTGCTTAATACGGATGTTGGTGGAGTAACCAGTCATTTTATATTTGGCACGATATACCGTATTGGCTTTAATGCTGTCTTCCATGTCGACAGATGCACCTGTTTCATCAGGCATCATGGTTTCTTGCATCACGCCTTCAAGGTTGACATCGATGCGGCGCATTTGCTGGCGCTTAGTAGTCAAGCCTTTGTCAGCCGCCATGATTTCAAAAGATCGCAATTGATCTTTGGTGCCTTCAACTTCTTTGTACTGAGTAATGGGTTCCCGAATGGGAGAAATCATTACAATGCCGTTTTTGTGGAGCAATGCGTCTTGCGTCCAATCACGGATGATTTGGTATGCATCGTTTTTGCTGTTGATAAAATACTTCACCATGTCAGCGGCTTGCATTGAGCCAACATCAGCTTCGTTAAACTTCTGAAATTCAAAGTTAACTTCACCGTCAGGCATCAAGCCTTTGGTAATGACAGCGGTTGAATAATCAATGCCTGGGGTAACGACTGGGGCAATATAGTCAATACCCCGAATAGGTTCTGTAGAGTTGGATACTGGGATGTTCAAATAATGATAATCTGTCATCCGATTAAGAGTGTTTTTAGCTTGAGTCAGTCTCAAGTAATCCACCATCTTCAAGTAAGCTTCGTGGGCTACTTTGTACTCGATACCTTTGTTGCCGGGAGGACTTTCCAAGCTTTCCACAACGATGTTTTGTTTGTCCAGCATATTAAATCCTCTGCATCTTGCCCTCTATGGGCTTAAAGCGTTTTTGCACAAAATTGTTTGTCCTGCTGACCAAAGATTCTCCGTGCCCTTGGATCAGCGCCAAAACGCCAATCCTGGCTGAGTCAATGTGATCATCAGGATCAGAAAACCGCCCAGCGTCATCAATGGCGTAGTTTCTAGCTTCATCAAGGAATGCTTTGCAGGATTCATTGATCATAAAAGAACTACGCTCCATACCCATCCGCATTATATTGATTCCGTATGCTTTGTGGTTAGTGACTTTGCCTTGATCATTTGGCGGGTTAAGAATAGCACCTGGAATACAGTTTAGTCCATATGTATCTTCAAAGACTTCCCGAATAGACTGTTCCGTCAGCGTATATCGTCCAGCAGTGGCGGCATCATGCGGCAAAGCAATTGGCACTCCTCTGGATTCATTGTCCATCAAATAATGCACATATTCGTCTGGAGTCTCACCCATAGGGACTGTTACTTGTCTGTGCAAGTAAATCATTTCAGCCACTGGATCTCTAAAGAAAAAGCTAATCACTGTGGGGTCGTTTTTAATCCCCAAGTCAAAGCTGATTAATCGCTCAAGCTTTTCATTGTTTTTGAGATCAAGATCTATTGTTTTATATGTGGGCCAATTAAGAAGCGGAAAGACCACGCCTTTTCCAACCAATGGAATGCCCTTCATGCGGCAGTCTCGCTCCCACGGCATAAAGTCTCGAGCTAGTTGGTCCCGTTCTTTTTGGGAGAAGAATTCCTCACCCCATTCATTCTGAAATGGCACATCATCCCAGGTCACCCGGACATGGCAATAGCCATCAATGTTGTCCCAAAACTTACGGACTAGCCCTGAGAGTCCTTTAAGGGGCGTGAATGAACAGATAACCTGTCCTTCTCTAGACGCTGTACGCACAACAAGTTCTGAGAAAGTTTCGTCTGGAGGTTGTTCGTCAAGCACGACAAGATCCAATTCAAATCCCTGGAGGTGTCGGACTTGCTGTGTGTAATTGGAGAAATACAGCTTAGACTTTCCACCTGAGACATGCCAGACTTCAATGGCAAGGACGTTGGCTCCGTCTGATCGAATGGATTTTTCATCAATCTTGTCCTTTGGAACGGTCCCAGAACCTAGCTTGTACCCTTGCTTAATATCATCGCAACCCAGCAATTTAGACTGCAATGTTTTGGCTACCTGCTCCCAGGATTCCCCGGCACACATAGCCACAATGGGCTTATCCCACACCTTGCCGTCCCAATCTTTAGGGTAGATGCCTGTCAAATGATAGGCTGTCTCAAAGGTAGACGCAATAGTCTTCCCGGCACGGTTGGCGGCAATCATGCCCCGGCGGGTAAAGTCTTTGCCAGTCTTAAAGAATTTCTTTTGGTAGGGGAAAGGACGGAACCACTTTAACTGGTTAAATTGCATGTCTTGTGCAACTTTGTCCCTAGCTATTTTCATGGCCTTGAGTTGTTCAGGGCTGAGATACTTGATGGCTTTTTTGCCACCAGCCAGAGTGACCAGATGTTTTAACGCCCGGTCTTTGTAGATCGGTTGTATATATTCACTGGATTCACTCTTTGCCATACAAGTCTCGCAGGCTTAACAAGATCTCTGCGGCAGAAGCCAAGTAATAGATCTCAATAGGCTGAAGCTTGTTAGGACCCTGAAGGTCTTTTTGCAACCATTCAAGGGTTTTCCTTGCACATACTTCAGCCTGCCCAGACAGCCTCTGGCGAAATACTTCTGTGTAGTCGCCCATTTAAGCCCAAGGATTGGCAATGTTCTTTTGAGCAATAGCCACAACTTCTTTGTCGATCAAAGGCCAAATGCCACTACCCTTTTCACCGACACAGTACGTGTACAGACCACGGCCTTCTTTGGTCAAAGTGCCATCAGCACGGCGTAAAACAGTCTCTGGAGTACGGGGGTCTAACCACGTATATTTCTCAGGCTGTACTTGACCATACTTGTTAAGCCGGGACCCAACAGCTACTTTCTCTACTGGAGCCACAATCTGGAAAGTGATTACACCGTTTTCATATTTCTTGAAATCGATTGCCACTTTTTTATCCGACTGAGGGTCATCAGGGTGAGGCATGTTGGTGGCCCCAAAGTAATGCACCTGTGAATCCTCGGAAGGTAGATCTTCACTCCTTGCAGGCAGGACACGCAACTCATCTTCGGGGATAAGTTCACGCCGATCTACATACGGATTTTCGTCCGTCAGGAATTCACTTGGGACTTTTTTGCCTTCAAGTGCATTT